GGAGCCGGTGCATTTTGTTTTACAGGGTTGGCAAATGCATCCACATCTTCTTGAAACCCCATAGAGGGTTGTTCACGCTCTCTATATCCACGCATTCTCTGTACAACAGGGGGGGCGGTTGTTCGCGGCCTCGTAAAATCTAATTGTATCTCATCCATCATGGCTTGTTCATTGTCGTTCAGTTTCATGACAGAAGTATCTCCTCTGTCGAGAATAATTTCACCGTCCATTACTCTGTATGATGAAACTAATCTTTTCTCTTTAACGCACTTTATAAAAAAATGTCAGTACATACTATATGAAACTCAACAACACCAATCGGTCGACATTGAAAGCTATCGCCATCACGATTATATTGATACTTATAATCACCGTATTATTCAACGATAAACGGAGTATGTATCAGCCCAAGTCTATCACGATTCAACCCGTAACAGAAGAACCATTTACCGGCCTCAAGAGTAGCCTCGACTGCCTGAACGACAGCGTATACTCGACAAGTCTCGGTGGTGTATGTGGTGGTCAAAAACTCGTTAGCGATCACGCGAATTATAAAATTGTAGATTAAATATACATTCAACCACTTTTCACTTTCCAGTTAAAATAACTAAAATTTTAACTGTAAAATTTCTGTGTCTATTATAAATGGTTCTCATCGTAGCTCCTCAGCAAACCTTACCCGATTTTGAACACGAATATCATACAGTGACAATCGATTCAACTGACCAATCGTCCCCCACGAATGCGTATACGGCGTTCCTACCAACCCCTCTCGAGAACGTGATACAAGTTGAACTACTCGCGGCGCGATTCAACACTCTCGCGACAAGCACCCAGCTCATTCACGTATCCATAGAAGAGCTAAGAACATTCTTTTCGCAACGTGCAAAGGCTGATTTAGATTCAGCGGATGACAATCATTTAAATGGTGTTTTCGGTACCGTGGTAACTGATGGAGCGACTACCCATACGTTTAAAAGTGAATACCCAATCATGCAACAGTATTTAAACCCTATCCGTAAAATTGATCGTCTGAATCTTAAACTGTTTAATGAAGATGGTAACTTGTTAGATACCACTGTTAAATCGCATTTTGTTCTTAGATTCGTGTGCAAGAAGAGAAATCTCAATTAGATATTCAGGGCGTCATGTATATGTAAATTAAAAATAACATAACTATAACAGACATGTCTTCCGGGATCGTGCAACTCGTTGCGATCGGTGCACAAGATGAACATATCATCGGTAAACCTGAAATATCATTTTTCACGTCCACGTTTAAACGACATTCGAATTTTTCACAGTCGGTAGAAAAACAGGTTATTCAAGGTGTAGTGAAAGCTAATTCAATGTCAACCATTCGTTTCGAACGAAATGGTGACCTCCTCGGATATACATATTTTACCTTGGACGATAACACAAAAGCTATAGACATTCGAAAATGGCGTACTATTGTCGATAAGGTTGAATTATTAATAGGTGGTCAAGTGATAGATTCTCAGGATGTCTATTTCACAGAAAAAATTGCAATCGATACGAGTGCTCAAAATGTTTCAAAAAGTTCGAACGGTCCTCACCCAGGTGCGAGCGCGCGGTCGTATTTTTACCCTCTCAGATTCTTCTTTTGCGAAGGTCCTCAATCGGCTATCCCTCTCGTAGCTTTACAATATCATACCGTAGATTTACGTATTTACTGGGGTCCGGATGCCGGAAATTATAATTTAGAAGCATACGCAAACTACTATTATCTAGATAATGAAGAACGTGGAATCATGGCTTCTCGACAACACGACATTCTCATCACACAAGTTCAAAAAAGTATTCCTTCAGGTGAATTCACACAAGAACTCACATTTAATCACCCAGTGAAATATATCGCCGGATCGAATACAAATTCTGAAAGTACCCTCACATCTATAGACAATAAGGTTAAGTTAAGCGTCAACGGTACAGATATATGCGCATTCAAATGGGCGAAACCACATTTCGTAGACATTATGAGTTATTATCATACAAACTTTGTAACGTCACCGGATTGTTTCCTATACCCGTTTTGTTTAAACACGAGTTCGATTCAACCGACTGGGTCTCTCAATTTTAGTCGTCTAGATTCAGTGGTACTTCATAGTCAGTATAGACCTATCATCGATCCCATATACGCTGTAAATTATAACATTCTCAGAGTGAACAATGGTATGGCGGGGCTCATGTACGCGAATTAAAATGCACGACTATATTAAATGCCAAAGAACTTGAGTACCATCGGTGGTGCCACGGAACTCCGCTTTGGCAAAAATTGCCGCGAGGATCAGGCTGATAACTCGATCGTGATTAACGCGAGTAATGAAAAAATAGATGCGACGAGAGCGGGTGGTGTGTATATCACTCCACTCGAAATAGCATCTGTTTTTACAGGTGTAGGTTCGGAGGACACGACAAATACGTTTGTCGCGTATAATCAAAGTACACACCAACTTTTTAGGACACAAATTCCCCTCACACTTTCGGGATTATCCGATTCGAGTACAGATTTTGGTCAAACCATAAACTTTTCAAACGTCACCACCGGAATAACAGTCGATTCGAATATTGTCGTGAGTGGAAACGTGACTTGTACAGACCTCGTAGTGAAAGGTAATGTCACTGCACTCGGAGACGTGAACCAAGTGTTGACGACGAACTCGTTATTTACCGACCCGATCATCGAACTCGGTGCGAATAACATATCAACTACCGACTTCTATAAGGATTTAGGTCACATCTTACGTCGACCGGACGGGGTTTCGAACGTCGCCGTGTATTACGATGAGAGTGAGAATACACTTGTCATGGCATACACGAACAGTGATGCGAGTGTGTACGAAATAACACCTACGACCGAAACCATGAACGTTCATATATACGGTAAACTATATACGGAGTCGAATGTCGGTGTCATGAATACATCACCGGTTCACACGTTATCGATAGGTGAGACGGTGTTTTTAGATGACGGGAACCGATCAAACGTGATAGAAGCGCGTGGTAACACCTATACGACTGGAAATGTTTTCATCGAAGGTGCACTCATCACCAATATGGGTGGTGTCACAAAAAAGACATACAGTCACTCATCGTTCTTTTCGCAAGGGACGACCATTAATAATTCTACGATCACACTTACGTTTACGCAGCACGTATTCTACGCAAAAATTATAGCACAGTTGATAGACGACCTAAACACCGAAGTGAGTACACTTTCGATGGAATTTGCAGGTGGTAATCGATTAGGAAACGTAAACGGCCTAGACATTGCATTGGGTCAAGTTTCTATATTCGGTGGTACCAATACCAACCCCTGGTCAACAAATATCGTAACAACTCCGACGACACTAGTGATCAGACCCACGAACGCGTTCGCCGCAGGACCTGGAAATTACTCTATTTTTGTCGAATACACGTCCATGTATCCAGATGGCAAACTTTTAACGATCACACAACCTACTGGAACCTCTTCCCCCACTTTCGGGTATTAAATTCGTCATTTTTATGTACGCTAAATATAGATGGCGCATACGAACGTCCAGCTAGTTTCAGGAAACCTCACTACAGGTGGAGATGATCCTACATTTTACATCGATCGGGTTAATAACAAAGTTGGAATAGGAGGTGTACCTGACACGAGTGGTGACGATTCGTCAAACGTTTTACAAGTTACTGGGAGTATGCTCGCCACGGCATATCACGGAAGTGGGGAATACCTAACAGGTATTGAAAGTTCACAATGGTTACATAATGCGGTTGACGCTACGAAAATATACTATAACGGTGGAAATGTCGGTATAGGTGTGACTGACCCGGGTTCGAAGTTAGTGGTTGACGGCGACATTTACGCAACCGGTGATGTCACAGCATCTTCCGACAGGCGTCTCAAAACAGATATCAAACGCATCGAGAACGCACTCGATAAGGTGTGTGCCATCGGAGGGTACACGTACGTGATGAACGATAAACCGTCCACGGGTCTCATCGCACAAGAGGTCCTAGAGGTTCTCCCCGAAGTCGTACACGGTTCAGAAGAGACAAGTTACTCTCTCGCATACGGGAACGTCATCGGGTTACTCGTAGAGGCTATCAAAGAACTAAAAGAAAAAATCGGTTAATATAAATGACGAGCTTAAACGCCGTTTCGACATTGTTCGGTGGTACGGCACCTCACGGCCTCAAAGAATTATACAGAAAACATTTCGATGATGGTGGATCTGCACCCGCTTCGGGTGCTATTAATTTACTAGCGTTTAATAATAAAATACCAGCGTTGGTATTAGCAGCATCCGTTACTACAAGCATCACGTCTACCATTAATCCATCACCTCTCAGTTATACAACGACTAATACTTCATATACGATAAATATTGCCGGACCTATCGGACCCCAAGTGAGTTCTACAGCTCGGAATAGTGTCCGGGGTATTGATGTACACCCTAATGATCAGGTCACAATGAAAGTATACGATTCTGCACATTCAACAACTTCCCAGCTTCGGTTTCATGGTAACTATTTATCAACTGTACAGGGTTCGGTTAATCGTTCTGAAAATGACACGTTTAACTATAGATATAAGCCAGTGGGTGGGTATAATTACGTTACAGCTGTGAATATATTTAATGCTCAAGCTGTTGTTTCGTGGTATATTCCCATGCCAGTTACTGTGACAAGTGTTGAATTCTCTCACACGAAGACTCAACCCTGGGCTGGATTTTCGATTACTATTACATAACCCTAAACCTGTTGGTGGGTATCTCCCACGTGTAGCACAATTTAATCCCGTCACGACATAAACCTTAACTCAC